CGACGCGAGCGTGCATTGCTCGCATCCACGTAGCCGCTGACTCGATCCACTCCGCAGACGACGAACGGGTAGGCGAAGCAGGCCCGCAGGTAGTCACGGTTGAGCCAGCGCGCTCCGGGCTCGGCCGCGACGTGCATCCAGACGTTGCGGCCGTTGTGCCCCTCGTAGAGCACCCCAGCCACCAGCCGGCTGCCGCGGCGCAGGCCGATCGCCTGCATCCGCTCCGACAGCGCCAGGCCGGGCAGCAGGCCGCGCATAAACGCGGCCACCCGGGCGAGGTCGTAGTCGAGCGCAAGCATGGCGCGCTACGGTGCCATGCTTGCCACGGTCACGGCATCCGCGGGAAGCGGGTCTGCCGCGGCACCACGGGCAGCCGCACGTTGGCCGGGCCGACGAGGGCGTACTGGGCGGCGATTTCCATGTCGCGCCGGTGGAAGGTGGCAAGCCGGTCGTCCCAGCGCGCGGCGGCGATCCCGGTGTCCGCGTCAGTGGTGCCGTCGTCGCGCAGCGTCGGAAAGTGGCCGTCGTAGGTCGCCATGGGTCAGTACTCGGGGATCAGGACCTTACGCGCGCCTGAACCGGTGCCCGTCGTCTGGTACACGACGCCGGCAAAGCTCTGGCCGTTGGCAGACCAGGTGATGCGATCCCCGTTGGTGCCCAAGTTGGCGCTGCAGATGAACAGGTCACGGAACAGGCCACGTGGCGCGCGCAGATCGTTGGTGACGTCGTACCAGCCGCCGCGGCCGCCGAGCATCACGCGCGACACCCAGGGGCGGTTTCCCTGGTAGACGTTGTTGATGGCTGACTGCGACCAGGAGCTGAATCCATTCGATGCTCCCTGTGTGACGTAGAAGTTGAATGGCGTTGCCAGGGTGGTCATGGGCTCGCGCGTGGATGCGCCGCGGGATACCACTTGTGCGCTTGAGGCGCCCTCTTGACCGATGAGGCACAAGCACAGCGGGAACGGGTCGTCTGTCGTGCTGTAGAAGCTGTCGTAGAGGCCGACATACCAACCCATGCGGCCCGCCGACGTGGTCCAGACGCCGATGGCTACGCGGTCGATCAGCGTGCTGTAGGCATACGAAAACGCCGTCGTCGGCAGCGCATGCGAAAGCGTGAACCCGGCCGGCAGCGCGGCGTTGGCCTGCGGGTTGATGTAGCCGGCGCCGGGCACGAGGCTTGTGGTGTTGGGGGCGAAGCGGATGGCCAGCTTGTTGGTGGCGTCCCAGTCCTCCATCACGCACGAGTACAGGGTCGTCTGCCCTGTCGTGTCATAGCCCAGCGCAAAGTACCAGTCGCTGCCGAAGAAGTTGCTGGCTGCCGGGCTGCGGTAGACGTTCCACGTGACGCCGCCAGCCGTGTGGCCCGTCTCCACGCGCACGAAGCCCACGCCGGTGAGGTCGGGGTCGAGCAAGTCGACAAGCGCCTTGGCGGGCGTGGCGCTGGTGATGCTGCCGGTCTTGTACGTCACGGCTGGGCCTCCTGCTGCGGGACGGGCCGGGCTACCCAGTAGCGGCCGTTCCAGTAGGCTTGTTCGCCATCGGCCACATTGGGCTTGGGCGCGGCGATGACGTAGCCCAGCGCGGCCAGATCGGCGTCGGGCGGAAGGTCAGCCGGCAGCGGCGCGGGCTCGGCGCCGTGGAGGCTGTAGAGCTGGACGTAGGTGGCGGTCATGCGAATGCCTCGACGCGGAGGGTGGCAAGGTAGAACACCCGCGACACGCTGGCGCGGTTACGAACCCCGAGATACAGCGCGCTGTTGCCAGCACCCTCGATGTAGACGGGGGCGGTCACGTCGATGGCGGTGCCGTCGCAGTCCACAGCCTCGAACCACAGGTTGCCCGCCCCGGCCGCCGCGTCACGGATCTGCACATCGAACAGCCCACCAGCGTCCGCGGTGACGTTCAGCCGACTCATCAGGCCGCGCTTGCAGACGCCTGTCAGCGTCGTCCATGTGTAGCCGCTCTGGTTGCCGGAGAGTGTGCCGAGCAACTGGTTGGTGATGGTGGCCTTGCTGGATCCAGCGCCGCCGCCAGACGGCCCGGCGACGCCGCCAATCTCTAGCGTGATGGCCGATGGCGACTTGACCTCCAGCGCAGCCGGAGAAGCCTGGAACACCTGCAAGACCTCGCTCATCGCGTTACCTGCGGGCTGACGGCGACGGCGCCTTGCAGTAGTCGGGTGACCTCGCCGCCAGCGCTTTCGAGCTCGAGGTCGTAGACGCCGGTGCGGATGGTCAGTGCGGCGGTCTGCGCCGCCGATGCAACGATCGTGATGGTGCCGGCCGCACCGCCGAGCGTAATGCCGCCGCCAGCCGCAGAGGTGAGCGACAACAGCGCCGTGGCCGCTTCGACGGCTCCACGCACCTGCATGCGTGCGGAGTAGTTGGTGAGATCCACCGCCGTGCCGTCGAGCTTCCAGGCCAGTTCAAGGCGAAACGTGGCGCCTTGCTCGATCAGAAGGTCGTAGTTCGATGCGGGCATGGGGTCACGTTCCAGTAGGAATGGCGGGCCACTCGATGGCGTTCGGGTCAGCCTGTTGCGTGATGTCGCGCAACGCCTGGCGATAGGAGAGCCACGCCGAAGGCACCGGCTCGCCCTGTTCTGTGGCCCGAAGCACCACCCAGTCACACTGGGCCAGCAGCTTGTCACGCTTGGTGCGAACCTCGGACCACGCCTGGGCCTGCACCTGCTCTGGCGGGCGCGGGTCGATCCAGTCCATCGCGGCGTTGTCCCAGCGCATGCCAGGCCGCGGCCGCGCCGCCTTCGCGGCTGCCTGCTCCGGGGTGTAGGGCACGGGATCACTGCCGCGGAACCAGTACGCCGCGGCGGGGTAGTTGCCAAGCACCACGCCACGTCCAGGCCGCACGGCGCCAAATGCCTGAGCAGCTGCGCCAGTCAGCACGAACAGCGCCTCCCCGGTCTCGGAGTCGTACACCGTCCACGTCGTCATCGCATCGCCCCGAAGATGAACATCTGGTACGAGTTGATCTCGAAGGCGTTCAGCGCGTCGACGTAGACCTTGACCTTGACGGACGTGTTGCCCGCCGACACTGCCTTGGAGGCAATCACGGTGCGCGAGTCCAGCAGCGAGTCGCCGCTGCGGTCCTTGCCCTGCACGGTGCCGCCGATCTCGATGCGGCACTCCACGTCGGCGTTGGCTATGAACCCGCCAGCCGCTTGCCACCAGACGTAGATCCTGCCGGCGTAGGGCATGTTGAACGTCACGCTGACGACTTCCTTGCCATCCACGTCGATCAGCACGTTGGTGGTGGACTCGTAGGAGGCGTGCAACGACACGTTGTCGGCCACGATGTTGCCGGTGCCAACGATGTCGCCGCGCACGGTCAAGTCGGTGCCGTTCCAGACCAGCCCCTTGGTCGCGCTGCCCAGGCTGAACTTGGGCGTGCCGGCGTCGTCGCCGAGCCAGAAGCCCGTACCGGTGTCGAACGCCGTCTGCCCCAGGCGCACATGCCCGCCCGCGGCGATGGCCACCGGCGCCAGCTCACCCTTGAGCGTCAGCGTCGTGCCGTTCCACGTCAGCTTGTTGCCGGCTGAGTTGCCGATCGAGAACCGGCCGTCGGAGCCGATCCAGAACCCGGTGCCGGTGTCGTAAGCCGTCTGCCCGGCGCGCAGCGCCTGCTGCGCGATCGTGATGCCGCCGATCTGGCCGGCGGTGGCGTAGATAGTGCCGCGGACGATGACGCCCGAGAACTCGGCCGTGCCGTCGCCGTTGATCCGCCAGCCACTGGTGCCCGCCACGAACCCGGTGGACTCGACGTACTCCCCGACCTCGATGCTGCCCGCGATGATCTTGCTGGCCGACAGGCTGGCGATCTTCGCGTCATCGACCGCCAGGTTGGCGATCATCGCGTTGACGATCTGCCCGTTGTGGATGAAGGCGTCGGTCGTGTAGGTGCCGGGCGGCACCACCGTGCCATCGGGCAGCGTGAACTGCTCGCTGACCACCTTGAACGGGTTGCCCGGCCCGGTGAGTGCCGCCACCAGGCGCGCCACGTCCTGCCCCGTGGTGGTGCCCAGGCCGTTGGTGCCGCCGGCCGGGCTGACACTCAGCACGCCGTCGCGCGACTCCCACTTGATCCACAGCCGCAGCGTCGTTGCCGGGTTGACCGGCAGCGCATGGAACCGGCCGGAGAACTGCGCGACCTCGGCCGCCGCGTCGAAGGTGGGCAACGCCTGCCCGGGCTCGACCTCGGCGGCGTAGACGTGCGTGCGCAGGTGGCCACGCCCTTGGGTGTAGCCCGGCGTGTCGTGCTCGACGAAGACGTGCGAGATGGACGGGGTAACCCGGAAGCCGGTCGGCGCCGGCGGTGGCGTCAGGTCGGGCTCGTCGTCGAACGCCGTGCCGGGCTCCAGCACCAGCGAGCCGCTGCTGCCGCGGCCGGTAGTGACGTTGCCGGCGGCCCTGGCGATCCCCGCGTCGAGTAGATCGCGCAGCGTCAGGCCGCGGTCGAGAGGATCCCCCTGGCGGCCCAGGTAGACCATCAGCGTCTCGCGCACCCGCGCGGCGAAGTTCGGCGCGGACGGGCTGGGCAGATCGTTGCGCTGGGCCACCGCGCTACACCTGCGCCAGTTCCTCGATGCTGGTGGCCACCGCCACCGACTGCACCGCCGACGTACCCTCGATCTCGAACTGCCAGTCGCTGGCCAGGTAGCCGGAGGGCAGCCAGAACGAGTCGCGCGAGCGGACGACCTCGGTGTGGCGCAGCACGCCGTCGGCCCACATGCGCAGCGTCACCGGGAAGGCGTCGGCCTTGACCTCGGCGCAGGCGAAGTTCAGCGGCTGCGGCGCGCGGAACTGCTTGGTGCGGAAGCGGCAGACCATCGGCGCGGTGGCGCCATCCCACTTCATTACCGACGTGCCCGACAGCACGTAAAGCTGGTCGCGCAGTTCGTCGAAGTGCATGCCTTCGTAGCCAGCGTCGAGGAAGTAGATGCCCTGCGGATTGGCGGGGTCGATCATGAACCCCCTGCGGCCGGTGCCATCGTTGTAGCTGCCGAAGTACATGCCCTCGTAGAGCTTGCCAACAATGGTGCTGGGCACCAGCGCCTGCCAGTCCTCGCGCCGCATGACGCCGGAAGTCAGCACTCGGGCGCCGCCAGCGCCGTACCAGCACAGGCCGTCCTCGCTGGCCCACACCACGCCCGAACCCATGCTGACGACGGAGCGCGCCGAGACGCAGCCCTGCGGCAGTTCAAGCGGCTGCTGATCGAGCGAGTCAGGGCTGGATCCGGTCACCAGCAGCGGCCGCCCGGTGGTCAGCACCAGCAGCTGCTGGCCGAAGACGCCCAGGGCCACCGGCTTGCTGTCCGGCGGGATCACGTCGTACTCCTCCGGCCAGGCGTAGGCGGTGAACGGCTCGGAGAACCGCACCCGGTTGCCGCTGATGCCTGCCAGCATCCCGGCCCACAGCGCCGTCAGGTGGGTCATGTCGGCCGGCGGCATCACCCAGGTCGTGGTCGGCAGCGGCTCGCCCAGGTCGCGGTTGTCGTCCGTGGTGCTGGCCGTACCGATGGCGACCTCGCGCAGGAAGAAGAAGTCCGTCGCGCCGCTGGCGCCGGTCTGCGTGCGGTAGATCCGCAGCTTGTTGATGCCGTAGTTGCCGGCGGGCGGCGTGGCGAACGCGCTGATGGTGGCCGTGGCGTCGCCTGCGCGGGTGAGCTCGGCGCTGGGCGGGCTCGGTGCGCTCTCCCAACCCCAGTCGTTCACGTAGGTGTAGACGTAGAACGCGGTGACCTTGGCGGCCTCGGCCTTGCCGATCTCCGAGCCGGCGCCGAACGGCGCGAACACATCCTCGCTGCCGGGCGTCACCAGCCGGATCAGCAGCGTGGCCGATGTGCCCACGGCGGTCGTCTCGACACGCACCGCCTGGGTGGCTCCGTTGCCCTCGGTGACCACCGTGGCCTTGGCGCCTGGCACGCCCAGCACGCTGGCCAGGCTGGTGGCCGTCACCGCCGAAGGGAACGTGCCCGCGCCGGCCGGCAGCGTCACCTTGACGGGCTGCCCCCCGTTGACGGTCACTGTCCAGACTGCGCCTACGGGCGTGGACGTGCCATTGATCGACGTGCTGGCGATGGTGATGACGGCTGGCCCGGCAGGCGTCTGGCCGGCTGCGGCGGTGCCAGACGCCTGCCCGCCGAACAGGTTGGTATAGGTGACGCGCGCTGGGTCGTAGCTCTGCGTCGTGCCGGTCTTCTTCTCGATTTTGAAGCTGACGCCAACGGCAGAAGTGACCACCCGGACACCTGCCGTGGTGCCATCTGCGCCATCCTGCGCTTGGCCAAGAAAGCCGGTCAGCATTTGAACCTGCGCGGCCAGCGAGGCGCGGGTCACGATGCCCCCGGTTCCAGCGATCAGCGTAGCGTTCTGCGGCGTCTGCTCGGTGCCGTCGATGATGCGCGTGAAGCGCAGCACCGTGCCCACAGACAGGGTGGCGATCGTGGCGTCGTCGATGACGAACTCGAACTTGCCGGCGTCAGCCACCGCCGCACCAGCTACGGCCGCCACGGTCGGCGCAGTCGCTGGTGCAGGGAGCCCGAGAGGTCGCCAGTTGGTGCCGGGGTTGTCCTGCGCGCCTGTGCCGTCCAACGACGTGTTGTCGGTGACCTTGGGGATGCCGTCGCCGGTGTAGTAGGTGCGCTCGGTGGTGTCGTTGGGGTCAAAGCCGCGCACCGCGTGGACGGTGCCGGCCCAACTCAGCCAGTAGGTGGCGTCGGTGGCCGTGTCGCGGCCCATGCGGTAGATGGTTTGCCGCGCCGCTGGCACCGTGGCCACGGTAGACGGCTGCCGCCACGGACGCAGATCGCCGCGGCCTGGCCGTTGGTTGCGGCTGGCCACCCCCACCGACTCCGGCAAGAGCGATGGATGCAGCGCGCGGTTCTCCCCAGCAAACCCGCCCAAGCGGATGATGGCCACCGCGTTCCCTCAATGCGTTGCGTCAGCCCGCCGCAGCAGCGCCGGCCACCGCAGCCGAGGCCATGGGGTGGTTGGGGTTGCCGGGCGAGGTCGGCGCCACGGCCACCGTGGCCTTGATCTCGATGCCCAGCGCGTTGGCGAACGCGGCGTAGTGCGCCTGGGCGCGCTGTGCGTTGCCCGCGAACTGGCTGTCCTTGGTGTAGGCGCGGTACAGGATGTAGTCCTGCAGCGCGTTGCCGTAGATGTCGGGCACGCTGATGTTGCCCGTCACCGCGGTGTAGTCGCTGCCGGCCGCGGGCTCCACCACGTCGCTGGGCAGCGCGGTGTACACGATGTCCACCGAGGCGCCCGAGGCGGCGGCCGGCGGGTACACGTAGAACGTGCGCGGGTCGCGCGGGTCGAACATGAAGTGCAGGATCTCGGTCACGCCCGTGAGGTTGTGCCAACCCGGCGACTGCGAGTCGAGGATTTCACGCGCGCACAGGCGCACCGACCGGCGATTGCCAGCGCTGTTGCGCACCACGTCCATGAGCTTGGCGCCGTTGGCAGGCAGCGTCTGCCGGCTGCCGGCCGACAGCGTGTGCGCCGCGTTGGTCACCATGCTGTCGGGCCGGTGGATGATGATCTCGCGCTGCCCGTCGTTGAGGTAGCGCACCAGCTCGGCCACCGGCCAGCGGATCGAGGTCGTGTCCTGCAGCGTTTCGACGACGCGGCGGACGATGGATTGCGCGGTCAGAGGCATGTGGCAGTTCCTTCGTCGGGTAGGGTCAGCAGGTCATCAGCACCACTTCGGCCGCGCCCGCGGCACGTTGTTGGTGTCGCCACGCCAGGCATCCAGCGCGCCGGTGGCGATGGCGCTCTCGAACTCGCCCAGCGCGACCTTGGCGCCAGCGCCGTCGGCAAGCGGCAGTTCGCCGACCACAAGGAACTGCTGGTGCACACGAAGCGCCTGCGCGAGGAGATGATGGCGGCGGCGAAGAACCTCGACTTCGAGCTGGCGGCGCGCATCCGTGACGAGGTCTACCGGCTCGAGAAGCTCGACATGGAGCTGCTGTAGGCGACCGCGTCGGTTGGTGCGGGAATCCTGGAGGGCGCCCGGCGGCGATCTCGTTCGGCAGGACGAAGCACCATGTTCGCCCACTCCCTCCGTGTCGTCGCGACGTCCCTGTTCGTCGCCGTTCCCTGCCTCCTCGCCGCCTTCGCACCGCTCGCCGCGGCGCAGGACCGCATCCTCTACAAGTTCGACGGTGCCTGCACCGGCGAGGTGATCAACCATGCACCGCTCGGCTACGGCAACGGCACGTTGACGGCCGCGAACGGCACCGGCTTCACCGCCGGCCGCTTCGCCGGCGGCCTCGGGGCCGGCGATCCGTCGAACAGCGTGCGCAACGTCGTCGACACCGGATGGTCGCCGGCGGCGACGCCGTGGACCGGCGACCTGACGATCGCGTTCTGGGCGCGGCGGGAGACGCCCCTCGCGGTCTCGCAGGTGTCGTACTTCTTCGGCACCAGCTCGTCCGGCTTCCGCCTGTTCACCGGCGGCTTCGCCGGTCGCGGCCTGGCGCTGCGCAGCGTCGCCAGTGGCGCCGGCGACCTGCTGCTGGACCAGACCGTCGTCGACGTCCAGTCG